ATTAAAGGGAGGGGGATATAAGGGTATCCTAGAATACTTTGCTCTTATTAGGCTTATTCTTGCGAGTCCAAGAAGATGCCTTATGTGAGCTTGTTCCTCTAGATGTTAGATCAATTGATGCTTTATTGATTGATAGAGCTAAATTAGCTTCAATTGCTTCTATAGATTGATCAGTATATGGCTTATTAGATATATTATCTAGCTTATCCCTTATTATACCTATAGCTTTAAGTGACTTCTCTTTTGATTCCGCCACCGACTTTTTGCTATATCTATGCTTTTTGTATCTATTGGACATGGCTATTTGCAGCTTACGCAGTAGTATGGAACACGTAGATTTTCTGGAGCAGTATATCCAGATCGAGCACATTTGGCACATGTAGCCTTAATTAGATTAGATTCTTCTATATCAAAGGTGAATGACCTTGTATAGTATAGTTTAGTAACGTACCACGTTACTAGTATTGCTAAAATAGTTATCATTCAAAATCTACCTGTCTCTCAAAGTCCGAATTGTCTATACTTCTAGGATTCGGCATATTATCATCCATGGCACCACAATTAAAGCATGTGACTTGACCATCAAGATCTAATTGATAGTCGCATCCATATTTATCACACATTGCATCGCTCATCCTATTATTGTAGCATATTAGTCAGGTACTGACAATGGGGTTCTTATTTTCAGCTTCACTTTTTCGCTTCACTAAATGGGGCCTATATGGGATATTTCTAGATGATTTCAATATAACACCTTGCAGGGAACATTTGCTGCACAGACTACAGAATAACCTCTGATTTTTGCTTCTGCTACAAGTGTGCTGTATTGCTTAATTACCTGATTTAATTTATTATTAGACTGCTTGATCCAATCAGCCTGCTCCTTTTTGGTAGGAACATCATACACTGTTTTGGTCTCCCAATATCCAGTTACAGTTGCAGTATTTCCACTTACCCTTGCATTTGCTATATATCTGCCAGTTTCGTATGTGTAAGATGTTGTCTTTAAAGGCTTAAAGTATCCTTGTTTAATTAGATTGCTTTTGGCCCTTGAAGGAAAGTATGAATACAGGTACTTGTTTGTTTCTTTAGCCCATTGCTCTCTTTGCTCTAATGCTAGCTTAGCATCTGCCTCTTCTTTTGCTTTTGCTGCTGCTTCTTCCATGGCTTTTTGCATTTTCTTTGCTTCGGCAGCATAGTAGTCATTTATTGCATTTGTGTATTCACTTTTTAATGCTTGAATATTTACATAGGTTGATTTCACTAAAGATCTTGTTGCTTCAAATTCAGCAAGTGATACAGGAGATCCATCATTTTTTACTGGCACTAATAAAGAATGTCTGAATGCAACGATCTGAGCAGTAACTGTTCCCCAATGAATAGATGAACCATACATACCCTCAAAGTCCCATTTTGGTCCACGATCACCTTTGTCTTTAAGCTGATAGACATTGCTCTGAGAGCAACCCCATGTGTTTCCAACCCAGCATGCATCAAAATCTACTAATTCTCTAAGTTGTGTAAATGCATGAGGATTGTCTTGATACTTAAGAACTCCAGCATGGATTCCACCATTTGCTTTTGGATTAAAAAAACTATAAGCATATTCGCAATTTGACTTACCGCAGAACGGCCAACTGAATGGCTGAAAATTATTTAGTTTGACCTGATCAATTTCATCCCATTTTGCTAATGCTGCTTTGTGCTCTGACTCAGCCGAAGATATCTTTGCAAGATAGGTCTTGTCAATATCTAGGGTGTTGGCTTGTGCTGGGGTGAATACCGCTGAAAATAAAACTAAAGCTAAAATAAAGGAAATCTTTTTCATATTAATCCTTTGGTTAAATACATTGTCCGCCTGACCCTGTATATACTCTAAGTGTACTATATATTGGTGGGCTCGTCAATAGCCTCTTTGCCCGCCTGATTCTCGTGATATTGAATATGATAATCTCTTAGCTGATAAGTTACTGAACAGTAGCATATAGGACAATTTGTTATCCATTCAGACTTATCTGACCAAGCTTTAGCCAAGTCTAGACTTCTTTCAATCCACAATGTCTACATACATTATCTTGAAATAAATGTACTGCCAAGGATGTATGTTCTATCTTAGTCTTGGGATTAGTTCTCTTGAATATATCTCTTAATAGTTCTACTGGTGAAGTTCTTATTTCTTCTGGTAGCCCGCCGTGTTTGTGAAGAATTTTCAATAGGATACCTGCGATGAATAGATCATCGCTAAATGCCATCCAGGGGAATAGTATATCAAATGGGTCAATTGGGACAGATAGGTACATAACGCACAAAACGGCTATGATCTTGATATGTATAGGACATCTATTAAATTGAGCTTTATATGGCTTAAATACCTCATTGAGATTCTTCATGATGCCTATCTAAGTCAGGTACTGACTAAATGGTCTCTACCGCCGCGAATTCACTTTCTAGGCGGTCAATATACTGCTATATATCTTCTTTATCTATATCTTCAGTTAGATCTAAGTCTTTAATATCGCCAAGATCTATGTATGCTTCAAGGTTGTCTAGTATGCCCATTATTTAAGGAACGTGCCTTTCCATATAGACTTCTCTACCTGACCTGCTTCAGATAGATCCTCCGCCTTTTCAACAGGTACGCAGTTAGGTACCTTGCGACCATTCTTATCTTTCATGCCTCTCTGAGTGTATCCACGCCAGCAAGCTTTCTCCATATTATCCCACTTGTCTTCGTCTTCGTTGTCTGACTCGTAGGTCTTTGAAATCTCTTCATCTGTCATATCATCTTCAGTATCAATTACCTTTGTGATAGGATTAACTACGTCATCTAGGATATCAGCAATCTCTTCGGCAAGATCAAATGATTCCAATGACTTCTTCATGTTCTTTTCTCTTTCGACAATTTTGCGAGACCAAGAGAATCCTGCGTCCCCGCCCCATGCAAGCCACATGATCTTACCATTTGATGGGTTTTCAGCGTTATCCCAATCCTTGCCCTTCTTGTCTACTTCATGTCTGGAGAAATAGGAGTACATGCGCTTAACTGTAGAAAGACTAAGGGTCTCTCCTCTTGCTAGTTGCCCAGCTCTGGTCCAGCCTACGGCAGTTCCAGCACCTTTGGCCTTACCCTGCTCTTTTAATTTAATAGCACGACGGGCTGCTGACTGCATACCAGAAGTTGGCTTGTACCCTGTTTTTTCGCTCATATGACTATTGTATCATTTCTTATATTTCATGTCAGGTACTGACTTTATGGTCTCTACCGCCGCACTTTTTCGCACTATAATGGGATCTTATTTACTGGCTCTTTAGACCAATGTATGTAGGATCTAATATATACTACACCATAAGCCAGGGCTGCAAAGATAAACCCGTACTGCTCAGTTGTAAGAGCATAGACTATCCACAAGCACTCATTAAACAATAGCAATAGCCATGCCCAAACAAGCTTTCGTCCTACAAAAAATATTCCCGTTACACCAATTGCTGCTAATATCCAAGACCAATATTGCATCATTTTGTTTCTACTCCATCTGACTCTCTAAGCCATTGATCTTCCCATAAACCCATCAATGATTCATTACCAATATCATCAAAGTAGTATCTACCTTTAGATTTATTATAAGTCCAGCCATACCATCTATCGCCTTCGGACCATGTTAGATTAGTTGGTCCCTCTTCTTCGTGCTGCTTAAGTATTTGTAGCAACTCATCATTCTCATGCACAACCGATTCAATTGCCTCTCTAAGGCGTTTAGGGCGCATAAGGTATCTTTCTACTAACTCAATTAACATTTTCATCTGGATCCTTTTCCCATGTAAGCTTTCCATCTTTATACACTGGCCAATAACCTACTGCCCGCCAATCCATTTTCATAATGCTAGGCTCTCTCATTTTGCACTCTCTCATATCTACTCATTAAGTATTCAAATGCTGGATCTTCTTTTGAAACACCAGCAATCTTTAGTGGGTGAGGTACAGATGGATTTTCAACAAACATATCTCTATCTTTATATTTAGAAGCCCATATTGGCAATGTCATTCTAATGCCCTCTTCAATTGTTTCTACTTCGTGGTAGTAGTTGGATGGGAAAAATATTGCACTATACTTTTTGGGCTTGTAGCTAAAATTTTCATCTCTGAATGTAATACTTCCGCCAGAGTAATCATCATTTAAGTATACAACACAGCTAAGACTGAGATGCTCGGCAAACTCTATGTCATCCTTGTGCATAGGTATTCTTGTCGTTGGGCCAAGCATAGCCATCCAGAAAGCACATATCACTAAGTCTTTATCTTCAGACATAGAATTAAACTGATTCAATGCTCTATCTGAAACAACTTTAATCATTTCTAGTGCAGATTCATGCTCTTTTAAATCCACCGTTTCTGGTATATTGGCTTCACTTCTTACCTTGCCTTTAGATTCTCCTCTGGTTAAAGGGAATTTATCTTTGTTGTCTTTGTTTTGATTTATGTAGTCTATAAAAAAAACAGATTCTTCATTAGTTATAAAATCATCTAAAACTTTTATCATAATTCAATAATACTATTTTAAAGTAATTTTGTCAATGGCTGTATCTGTCTGGATCCATAATGATTTCATAGTAAAGCATATCTGGTATATCATGACCAGCCTTCATGTGATCTTGTATATGAATGAATAGATGTTCATCATCCTCTATTATCTCTGAATCGGCATTGTCTGAAAGCCAGCAAGCAGCACAACAAACATATCCGCTGACATGTGGATATATGTATATATCGCTATCAAAAAATCTACTGTAAGACATTTCTAGCCCATATATTTTAGATGAAAGTGCTTTTCGCAAACATCAATAACGACACCAGTCTTAGGCTCTGGCTCTGAATATTTACTGACTTCTGGGCAATAAAAACATGGTGGCATATTTGTGTTCATGTATATATTATACCAAACTATTTACTTTTTTCAGGAATCATCTTGCCACATTTTTTACATTGCAAATAGAATTTATTTGTAAAGGGGCAGTGTCCTGATTCAATAAGATTATGTCCAAAAAAATTACAAACCAAAGACTTAAACATTGTATTTCTCTAATAGCATATCCACTACATTATTTAAATCTAGTAGGCTGAAGTCATTGTCTATTATATGGTTGAATTTATAGTCATCTAAATCTGTTTCCGAAGAATGATCAGTCACTGGTCCAACACCATTCCTATTTATTCTCCACACCTGACCACCAGCTGACTTTATAGAGTCTGCTTCATTCTTAAACCTTACGTCACTTATAACAGTATTACCTGATTTTAAATCTTTTAAAACTAAATCAACCCAGAAATTTAATCCAAACATATCTCTACCAACTTCTGTACCAAAAACTTGAAGTAGCCTTCTAACCTCTGGATAGTCCTCTTTAACCTTGTCTAATCCATATGCATCTACTAAACCTCTATACCTAAAAACTCCAACACTGTCATTGCTTACTATTGGATTCAGGATATACATGGCTTCCTTCATTGGAACTGCAAATGATTTTTGAATAAACCCATGATTTAAGACTAAATGCTCTGCAACTGTATCTTTACCAGATCTGGCATATCCGCTTAGTCCAATGATCATCTTTTAACCCCGTCCCATGTTCCTATTTTAGTAGTTGTTATACCGTTTTCTTCCCATAATTTGATTATACTTGGGTTGTCATCTACAGCATGCTTGACTTCCCAATACTCATTTATGTGATCAAGAATATCTTTCTTAACCTCATAATCTTCTCTGTGATCATCATCTTTTCTCATAAACAATGCATCATGCGGGACATTATGCATCTTAAGCCATTTAGAAGTTAAACCTCTATATTTTTCTTTTCTGGCGGTGACTATAATTATGTCTAAACTATCACATACTTCCCACACCATGTCTACTACATCTTTGTGAGGTCTACAATTTATAGATGCTTTATGAAAAGCATCATAATTTTTTTTAAATGACTCGCTTGTTCTATCTTGTCCTAGCAATATGTCTAATATTGGGTCTACGTCAACAAGTGTTCCGTCTACGTCAAATATCCAAGCAGGCCTTTTGATCATGCTGAAAGTATCTTTGCCAATGCATTTATTGTTGCTGCAATTCTTCCGATATCACGCAACTGTTCTACACTATATCCTTCTTCTTTTAATGTTTCATAATGTGCTTTAACACAAAAATGACACTTGCCAACAATAGATGAAGCTAATGAATAGGCTTCAAACTTACCTTTTGTAGTCCCGCCATGAGAAGTAATAGCATTCATTCTTAATTGAGCTGGTAAACCCTTTAAGTTTACGTCATCAGCCATTTCAATAAATGGATACCAAACGTTATTCTGTGCCATTATGGCACCAGCAGTAAGGGCAGCATTTTTTTCAACTTCATCGTTTGCATTAGCAGTAATAAAGGCAAGCAGTTTACCGTTGCCTGTTGCAAATGCTGCTGCTATTGAAATATACGTAGCATGCTCTGCATCTATAGATGATCTATTGATTACAGCATCAAGATTTAACTTAATGTCTTTAGCATATTCTGGAAGAGAATCCTTAAGCTGGTCCACCCATGTCATTATAGAGTTTCTCCGCCCAAAGATCTGTTACAGGCACATAGCTCCCCTGTTTGAAGTGCATCTAGTACACGAAGAGTTTCATCTGGGTTTCTTCCTACATCTAAATTATTTACAGTCACGTGCTGAATTGTATTATCTGGGTCAACAATAAATGTGGCACGGTATGTAACTCCAGATGGGTGATGCACACCAAGATCGTTTGCTAACTGGTGGCCAGTATCTGCAAATGACCATGAGTTAGTCTTACGTAGGTCATCATGTGCATTACGCCATGCAATCTTACAAAATTCATTATCTACTGAACCAGTCATAAGAATAGCATCTCTATCATTAAAATCATTTACTAATGCATCGTATGCAACAATTTCTGTTGGACATACAAATGTAAAATCCTTCGGGTAAAAAGCAATAATCTTCCATTTACCAGGGAAAGAGTCTTGATTTAGTACTTCAAATGAACTATCTTCATAGCTTAAAGCGCCTGGCTTTACACCAGTAACTGCAAACGTTCCTAACTTATCTCCTACTGTTTTCATTTTTCTCCTATATGTTTTATCTTACACGTGTGTCCCCAGATGGTATCGAACCATCGACCCGCAGATTAAAAGTCTGCTGCTCTACCAGCTGAGCTATAGGAACGCTGTCCCACCTGGCCTCGATCCAGGGACATTCGAATTAACAGTTCGACGCTCTACCAACTGAGCTATGGGACAATTCCTTAATTATAGTATTTTAATTTAAGAACGTCAACACTTATTCTTTTACTGGCTTGTAATTAATTAGATGTAATGCCTTGTCTGAATCAAATCCAGCAAATTCTACTTCTTTGTCTGTTGTTGACCATAGAACTATTGCGTATCTGTCTCCAGACTCTACTTTTTTACCGCCATGCCAAATATAGGATGGGAATAATCCTATGTCACCAGCCTTTGGTTTATATGTGAAGCCACCCAATGAATCTTCATATAGCGGAAATAAAGATTTTGGCTCAAATTCTTCTAAGAAGCATGATTCTCCACCATCATAATTATCATTCAAATAAATAACACCACTAATAGACAGGGTTGTAAAATCTGAGTGTATATCCTGATGCATTCTTAGCTGTATGTCTTGGCTTAATCTTGTAAGAGAAAACCCATAAAAGTATTGCTCTTGTTCCGAAGGGAAAAGCTCTCTTTGCAAATCCATAAACTTGTTTGCGTACTTCATACAAATTTCTTCTATGTCTTTAAACAGAGACGGGGCTTTTTCATCTGGGAATATAGCTCTTACTGCAAGACCTTTGTTGAATGCTATTCCTATTCTATGTCTAAATTTAGACTGATCATCTGCATTATCATTTATCCAGTTAATGAAAAAATTTCTATCTTTTTCGTTCATAAAGTCATTGACGAGCTTTACACTATCCATTTTTTATCTCTCTTTCCTGTATATTAGTTGCCCATATAGGCATAGCTATTCTTATTCCAGAAAGAATCTCAGTTATTTCATGTAAATTATGAGACTCAAAAATTACAAGACTATACTTTTCTGGATTTATAGTCAGGTTTAAATCTGGGAATCTTAAAAATCCCCCATCAAAATCATCATTTAAGTATATCACGCCACTTTTAAAAAGATGCTCGGCTCCATCATGATCATCATAATGGCATGGAAGCTTTGTGCCAGCACCCAGCATGGTAAGCCACTGAGATGCTAGGTACAACTGATCTTCATCTTTAAAAAAACTCTTGCACTCCGATATAAATTTGTCTGAGTACAAGTTTAAAATGCTAGAAATCTCTTTATGGTCTGATAAACTGTGGGTCTCTGGGACATTAGATTCATACCTAAACCTGTTATTCGCTATTGCTTTTTCTGGAATATAAAATTTGTTTTTATCTAAATAATTTTTACTTATATATTCTACTATTACATCACAGTCATCCTTGTTAATAAAATCATTTACGACTTTTATTTTTATTTCTGGGCTCAATGACTTTAATGTTTTAATTTCAGATTCTGGCATTATGTCGATCAGCAAGTGTATCCTATCGTGATCGCTATCATTATCTACACTATGTAGTCTTAAATTATTTATTTCATAGCAGCTACCTTCAGGCATATTAATTGTTTCATCCCCAACTGTGTATGAAACTTGTTCATTAGTTATGATTGGTATATGAAATCTTCTTACTGTTGAAAGATAATCACCGCTATCTTTATGGACAAACACATTACTGTTTGCATTTAACTTTATTAAAAGCACTCTTGCTGATACGCCGACCATTCTTTTTTCTAGCTCTGATACAATAGGATAAACTATATTAAAGATATCTTTATCTATAGTTTTTTTATCAAAGGGGTCTCCGTGATTCCAGTGTAGAGACGAGTCTTGAACTATATACGTATTGGTATTAATATGTGGATTAGGCCTATCGGTGTATACTAGATTCTGTCTGGAAGTATTTAGCTCCCACTCTTTAGAAAATTCTAGCACTCTGCCTTTTAGATCTTCTATATTAAAATTTTTAAAATAACTAAAATTAAAATCAAACTCAGATTTTCTTTTCATTTTTTTCCATATCTTTTACCATTCTATACACATGATAGTCTATATAGTTATTTTCTAATACCCTATCTTTTTCTTTATCTGTTAGCATATCCATAAGCTTTTTTGTTGTGTATACCGAGCCCTTGAAGAATGTATTGGAAGCATTAATGACTTTATCTGGATTTAACTTAATCTCCAATCCGTGACTATATAAAAACCATTTAGATATAGACTTGTAGTATATGTCTATTGAATCTACTGTATTTACTATTTCAAAGGACTTTACCATTGACGTTGCATTTTTAATAGACGTATTATCATTTTTTACAAACCAAGTGAATCCCTTTCCTTTTGAAAAGTTGTTTTCTAAATATATAGACTCTTGATTATTTTCCCAGAAAGACTTGTCTGCAAACACCACTTCGTCTGTGGGATTGCATATGTATCTTGACTGATAGTTATTATGCACAAAAAAATCTTCATCTTCAAATAAATAGTATTTGAGTCTGCCAATATAGGAATCTATTCTGTTATATTTTGTGACGTCTAAATCATTTCTACCATGTATAAAATTAAAATAAGAAACTCTTGCCTCTATTGGATTTCTAACTAAACATGAGACAGATATCCCTGGAAATTTTTCTATCGGATATGTGCCAAAATGCCCAGAAAAATAAATTTCTTTTGATAAGTCTGATTCATTTGGATAATGTGTGCTTATATAATGAGGTACATTATTTTTTTTAAGCTCATTGCCAATCTCATAACCAACACTTTTACCAGCAGTTTTGGGTATATGCAAAAAATAAAGTCTTTTATTGCTCATATCTATCCTTGAGCCTCATCCATCTGCCATAATCATTTGGCGTATCAGAACCTATGTATTCTTGTCCAGTTTCTAAATCGATTAATAACCATTTGCCAGGAGCTTTTGTATGTATAGTTAAGTCTACTGCTTTTTCGCATTCTTCGACTTCCGCTCCCTGATAAATTCTAGGTAGAAAGGTGTATACGTTATCCAACAACTTTCTTTTTTTCATTAAATGTTATCACCTTTTTTAAAATGGAAGATCTAGTTGCTTGTCTACCGAATCATCAATTGATGGCACATGCTCTTTCGAGCATGCGCCACAATTTTTACACATTATATTTTTTTTCTACCTGTTTTTTTAGGCGGTCTTTGTGCAGTATTGATCTCACGACGAATACCATGTCTGTTTGTATCAATTTTTAATCCTTGTCTAGGATTTTTTCTTGTAGCCTCTCGGCTTGTTACTGCACCAGCTGCTGCACCGTTAGGTGGAGGAGTTGTTCCTGTGCCATCTTCTTTTTGAAAATTACTCATTGTGTTAAGCCTGAGTCACCGTCTCTTGAAGCATCTGTGATTGTAACTGGGGTTACACCCTTAGTGCTTCCTACTGTTTCACATCCGCATTCGTAGCACATTATTACTTACCGTTGTTTCCTACGCCAGAACCGTCTTGTGTTGACTTATCTGATGCTGGGAAAGCTGAAGCTGGTGCCTCTGTGTAATTTTCTGTTGGCCAAGGTGAGGTACCTGCTGGCTTTGTATCGTTAAATCCTGTTAAATTCAATCCATCTGTCATTTTATTACTCCTATAGGTTTTTATTTAGACGGGTCTAGAATGCCGTCTAGTTAACTATTATAGCATTTACTGGGTATTAAGACTAAGTCGCTTACTGGTAGGCCATGAGAACCCCACCAGAGCCTCTCTAGAGCCCCTTGTTACTACTTCTACTTCATGTAAAAGATCTCTTTCACCTCTAAAAAACACAAACATGCCTGGCTCTGGCTTTAAATAAATTTTTTGATTAATAAAGCTAAGCACTCCACCATCAAAATCTTCATTTAAATACAATAAAGAAGATACGTCCTCTTCTCCATTTTCAACATAATTATCCCAATGTGGTGAATTTGTTCCACCTACATCCATTATACTGTGAAATATAGACTTGATTTCCATATTTGTCTTATAATGATCTGAAAGAGCAGAGGCCATTTTTGATAAAATTTTTGCCTCTAATGTATCCCCATTAATTATTTGAGAATAATCATCTCTTTCAATGGTGACAGAAAATCCACTTCTAATAACTTCAGATTCTGGTATATAAGTAGCATTTACCGCAAACTTTTCTATAAGCTTTTGACAATCTTCTTTAGAAATAAAGTTTTTAATTACAAATATGCGATCCAGGTATGTTTCCATTTATGACTTCTTTGCTTTAGCCCCTCGATATCCAGTCTTTTTCTTATTCATTGAGCCTGGCTTCTTGTAGCCAGAACCATTTGGTGTTGCCGCGATTCTTTGTGCCAAAGCCTTTTGTATTTTGTCTAAGTGCTTTCCCATTACTTTACCTTCTTTCCAAATTTTGCCCAAAGTCTTTCATGAATAAAATATCCAGCAGCCTCAAATGCTATATATAGCATCC